CACATTGAACTTCATCGCCACAAGAACTGGTGTTGAGTTTAGTGAGATTGCCGGTCAGTAAGGAGTAAACAGAGATGGCAATTCTTGGAGTAGACGACTTTAAGTCGAAACTGGTTGGAGGCGGCGCACGTTCCAACCTGTTCAAGGCTACGGTCAATTATCCCGGTTACGCCGCAGGTGATGTTGAACTGACATCGTTCATGTGTAAGTCGGCGCAGATGCCGGCTTCCACGATCGAAACGATCACGGTACCTTTCCGTGGTCGTCAGTTGCAGGTCGCCGGCGATCGTACCTTTGAACCGTGGACAATCACTATCATCAATGATACTGACTTCGCGATTCGTAATGCTTTCGAACGTTGGATGAATGGAATCAATGGTCATCAGGAAAACACTGGTCTGACGAATCCAACCGACTATAAAGCAGACATGATCATCGAGCAACTCGACAAGTCTGGTGTTGCGGTAAAGCGCTACGATTTCCGTGGTACTTTCCCTACATCAGTCAGTGCGATCGACGTTTCGTACGATACGGAAAACGAGATCGAAGAGTTCGAAGTTGAGCTTCAGGTGGATTATTGGGAGTCAAATACGACTTCCTAAAGTTCGCATAAATAATGATAGAAACTGATGGGGAGGTTTTCCTCCCCTGATGTTTTTCATAGTGATAACTGGAGTAAAGAATGGCAGAAAACGATTCAAATTCATTCTCCTTATTTGGTTTTGAGGTTAAACGTAAAGCTCAGACCGAAAAGGAGGACGCAAATAAACTATCGTTTGTCGCTCCGACGGCGGAGGACGGCACCGGTGAGGTAATCAATGCCGGTGGATACTATGGTTCGTACGTCGACATGGACGGCGGAGCGTCTTCGTCCGACACCGATCTCATTTACAAGTACCGAGATCTGGCACAGAACTCAGAGTGCGATGCCGCGGTTGAGGACATTGTAAACGAGGCTATCGTTTCCGATGATGCATCTGCACCGGTTCAGATCAATCTCGATGATCTTGACGAAGAGACGATATCCGACAAGATCAAGGATGTGATCTACGAAGAGTTCGAGAACATCGTTGAGTTGTTGGACTTTAACTTTCGAGGACATGATATCTTTCGTCGGTGGTACATCGACGGTAAGATCTATTATCATAAGATCGTCGATCCTAAGAATCCTAAGAAGGGTATTCTTGAGGTTCGTTATATCGATCCGACCAAGATGCGCAAGGTGCGTGAGGTCAAAGAAGAGTATGACGAGAAGACTCGCACCAAGATGGTCAAGGGAGTCGATGAGTACTTTGTCTATCAGAACCAGACACTCACGCAGATGTCTCAGGGTCTTAAGATTTCACCCGATGCGGTTACCTATGTAACGTCTGGTGTCACAGACTCGTCACGCAAACGTGTTCTTTCGTATCTTCACAAGGCACTGAAACCGGTGAATCAGTTACGGATGATGGAGGACTCACTGGTCATCTATCGTCTGTCACGTGCTCCGGAACGTCGTATCTTTTATATCGATGTCGGTAACCTTCCGAAAGGAAAGGCCGAGGAGTACATGCGTAACATCATGTCGAAGTATCGTAACAAGATGGTCTACGATGCGAACACGGGTGAGTTGCGCGACGATCGTAAACATATGTCGATGCTCGAGGACTTCTGGTTGCCGCGTAAAGAGGGCGGTCGAGGTACAGAGATCTCGACTCTGCCGGGTGGTGAGAACCTTGGTCAGATTGATGATATCGTATACTTTCAGAAACAACTGTATAAGTCTCTTAACGTTCCGACGAATCGACTCGAACAGGACTCACCGTTCTCGATGGGTCGCGCGACAGAAATCACTCGCGATGAGTTGAAGTTTCAGAAGTTCATCAACCGTCTGCGCAAGAAGTTCTCGCATGTCTTTATGGACATGTTAAAGACACAACTGATTGCGAAGGGTATTGTCAACGAAAAAGAATGGAGAGAGATCTCGCAGAAGATGCGAATCGACTTCATGCAGGACAACCACTTCAGTGAGTTGAAACAGGCAGAGTTGATTCAGGATCGCATGAACATTCTGCGTGATGTGCAAGAACAGGTCGGTCGTTACTATTCTGAGGAGTGGGTACGCAAGAACATTCTGCAACAGACCGAAGAAGAAATCGAACGAATGGACAAACAGATTAAGGATGAGATCGCTGCTGGTAAGTACAAAGATCCATCCAAACAAGACGATATGTTCTAAAAACGTTTGAATGTATAAATAGTAAACAGATATATGAGAGAGTTATTCAAATGAACGAAAATGTAAACAACTTTATCAACTCCGTTCAGAAGCAGGACTACACAACTGCAAAGGACGAGTTTCAGTCAGCAATGGCCGACAAAATCAACTCGGCGTTCGAGAACAAGAAGATCGAGATTGCCGGTCAGATGTCTTCAACAACTAATGAGTCGGTTGTAGTAGAAGAAGAGACAGAAACTCTCGATGAGAAGAAAAAGACACGACAGATGATGGATCCCAAGACCGAGACCATGGTGGTCAAGGATGGTAAGGTCGAAGTCATCGATAAGAAAGACGTCGACAAGTACATGAAAAAAGGCTATGAGATGGCCGAGGAAACCGACAATGATTGACTTCAAGAAGTTTCGGACTGACATCACCGAGGCGGCAGAACAGATCAACGAGAAGACCGTCGAGAAGATGAAGGTCGGATCAGGTCGTAAAAAGTTCCCCGCCGAGATCAAGAAGGAAGGATCGAAGTACGTTGCCTACGTCGATGGGGATAAACTCGACGACTTCAAATCCGAGAAGGAAGCAAAGAAGGGTATCGAGGACTTCGTTGAACTGATGGATCTATAATCATGTCAGCATATAGACCAATTACAGAAGAGATTCCGGCACCGACAACATCGGGTACTGCGACCACCGTATCCGGTGCAGATATCGTTCGTGTCACAAATACAACGACGAGCAATCATCTTTTGACACTTCTAGATGCAAACGATGAGACCATCGGCACTCTGACACTTGGTAAGGGAGAGATTCTTCTTGTTAGAAAAAGAGAAGACGATAAGGTGTTTGCGTCGAATACAAACGTTCGTCTTACACGCGTAACGTACCCACGATAAAAGGATTTGATAGAAGATGTCACACGAAGATATTAAAGCACTCTCCGAAGCTTACCGGTCAATATACGCATCGGCAACGGAATATGTTGAAGAAGAATCCTCATCTGAAGAGCAGATCGACGAGGCTCGTGCCATGTCTGCAAAAGACTTTGGTAAAAGAATCGATTCAATCGAAGACGCACACCAAGAAATTAAAATGTCACTAGTCGATTCAATCGAAGATGTGAACAAAAGAAAGAGAGCCGAAACCGCGTTGCAAAAGGCATACGATCAGTACTTTAAAAGTCTTTCAGAAATCGAAAGAATGATAAAGTAATAACAGAGACCAAGTCATGAAATTAATTACCGAACACACCGAAGAACTTCGATATCTCACCGAGGATAAGAACGGTGAGAAAAAGTACATGATCGAAGGCGTATTCATGCAGGCCGAGGCGCAGAATCGCAATGGTCGTGTGTATCCCAAGAAGACGCTTGAGTCGGCAACTAAAAAGTATCAGACCGAACAGGTATCAAAGGGTCGCGCAGTCGGTGAACTCGGTCATCCGGATTCTCCGACGATTAACCTGGATCGTGTGTCACACAAGATCACAGAACTTAACTGGGACGGTAATAACGTCATGGGTAAGGCAGAGATTCTTGAAACACCGATGGGCAAGATCGTTCGTGGTCTGATGGACGGTGAGGTTCAACTCGGCGTTTCCACTCGTGGTATGGGATCACTCAAACAGTCCGGTGGAAAGACCGTCGTCTCTGATGACTTCATTCTTTCGACTGTAGACATTGTTCAAGACCCCTCTGCACCCGAGGCATTCGTCAACGGAATCATGGAAGGCGTCGATTATTTCGTCGAAAACGGAATCATTCGTGCACATGATGTTGATGGATATCGCAAAACACTTGGTTCGGTATCACAGGATCACCTGGCCGAAGCGCAAATGAAGGTCTTTAAGGACTTTTTGAACAGATTTTAACCGTTTAGAAATTACTTTTTATATAAATAAAAGTAATAAAAAGAATTTGTGGCATTGTCACAAATATTTAATGTATGGGTACTCCTCTTATTATTGAGGATCATGTGAACGCTACGAGACTGAGATCTTACACAGTATAAGGTTTCCTCTCAAAACTTTGACAAAGCAGGAGAATGCAAATGTCAGAAGACAATAGCAATAACCTCCGCGATGAACTCGTTGATGACAAAGTTTCTGACGAGGGAATCACGGACTTGGATGAGGCTATGGACGGAACCGGTATTGACGCCGTAAAGAAAGGTGTCGCTGCTGCTCCGAAGGCAAAACCTTTGCCTAAGACCAAAGCCGGCATGATCAAGGCAGCCTACGACAAGATGTCCGAAATGAAAAAGGACGATCTTCAGAAGGCTGTTGAGAAAATGATGTACGACGAGATGTACGAGGCCAAGGAAGAAGAGGATATGGAGGACGATGAAGAGTCCGAGATGTCCAAGGCCAATGAGAAGAAGATGATGAAGAAGAACGAGAAGATGCACAAGGACTCCATGAAGGAGGACATCGAGGCACTCGTTGATTCAGAAGCTACTCTCTCAGAAGGTTTTAAGGAAAAGGCCGAGGTCATCTTTGAGGCCGCACTGAACGCGAAGGTCGGTGAACGTGTTGAGGAACTCGAAGAGAGTTATCAGCAGGAACTTACCGAAGAGACCGATCGTATTCAGACAGAGTTGGTCGAGAAGGTTGACGGTTATCTCAACTATGTCGTCGAGAACTGGATGGAAGACAACAAGCTCGCGATTGAGAACGGTCTTCGTGCCGAGATCGCCGAGTCGTTCATGGGTGCACTCAAGGGTGTG